ATGCTTTTGAAAAAGTTGAAAACAGTCAAGACCCCACAGAATGGTCCACAAAGTATTATAACGAAATGTTTGACGAAAAGTTCGCCGAGTTGATTGTTCGAGAATGTGCTGATTTTATGTATAAAAATTATCCAAACAGTCGCTATGAAGTGAATTACATGCGTAAACATATGGGCGATCCCGATTGGAATAAACCAATTGAAAAACATTTCGGAGTCGAAGAATGAACATCTTTGAAAAGGAATATGATGGCGAGAGCATCTATGATGTGCAACGGGATGTTATTGAAGCGTTTGATGCCAGATTTAATCCTATGGTAAAAGATATTCCACAAGACGAATACGGATTCCAACTAGGCACATTTACTTTAAGAATTGAATGGAGCAAGGAAGAATGAACGAACGAATTCGGAAACTTATGGAAGAGGTTGTGCATATTGAAATTGATCCTGATTCAAAAATGGAAACAATTTACACTTGCGGACCTGAAGATTTCGAAGTATTCGCCGAGTTGATTGTTAGGGATTGTCTTGACCAGATTGAGTCTCGGCGATCCAGTGGCGAAAACAGCGATCAATGGACTATCACCAGAGATATGTGTTATCATAATATGATAGCAGGATTAAAACAACATTTTGGAGTTGAATGATGTTTTGGTTTATGATCTGCGTAGTTTTAATTGTTTGGAGTTTGCGATGACAACACTAGTTTGGACCACATTTTTCTTTGGTGTAGCAGTAGGAGTGCTAATGTCTATGGCCATAGTTCAGTATGTGACCTGGTCAGTAAGGAAACCTAAATAAAAGTTTGACGACGGCCGGATAGTACTATATACTATCTACTAGGAGGCAATATGGCTGGACGGAATTTTTTATTTGTGCCTGGACCCACTAATGTTCCAGATCGTGTACTTAGGGCTATGGTTGTATCACAGGAAGATCATAGAAGCCCGGACTTCCCAAATATTACAAAACAAATTACCCTAGGATTGAAACGGGTATTTCGTGCTACCAATGGAATACCTTTTGTTTTTCCAAGTTCGGGCACCGGCTGTTGGGAAGCAGCACTTACCAACACACTATCACCTGGAGACCGTGTACTAGCGGCGAGATTTGGACAGTTCAGTCACTTATGGATTGACATGTGTCAAAAGCTTGGCCTAGAAGTAGACATTGTAGATTGCGAATGGGGTACTGGTGTTCCTTTAGATATCTACCGTGAAAGATTGGCAGCAGATACGGATCGCAATATCAAGGCTGTTTTAGTTTGTCACAATGAAACTGCTACAGGTGTAACCTCGGATGTAGCTGGTGTGCGTAGTGTTCTTGATGCCGTCAATCATCCTGCTTTGTTATTTGTAGATTGTGTATCAAGTCTAGCCAGTATTGATCTAAGATTTGATGAATGGAAGATTGACATGGCAGTATCAGGATCACAAAAAGGTCTAATGCTGCCCGCCGGACTAGGTATTCTGTGTGCAAGTATGAAAGCATTAGAATTGAGGCATACAGCCAAGCTGAAAAGAAGTTATTTTGATCTTGATGTCATGTTTGCAAGTAATAACACAGGCTACTATCCTTACACCCCGGCATTGAGTTTGTTGTACGGCTTGATCGAATCACTCAAGATGATTGAGGAAGAAGGTCTTGATAACATTATCCGTCGTCACCATTATTTGGCCAGCGGCGTCAGAGCCGCAGTACAACAAGGTTGGAATCTAGAACTTTGTGCAAAAAGTCCTGAATGGTATTCAGATACAGTATCAGCTATCATGGTGCCGGATGGTATCAATGGTGCGGATGTAATTGCAAGAGCATATAAGAGATATAACTTATCACTGGGTGCAGGATTATCAAAGGTCGCAGGAAAACTATTCCGCATTGGACACTTGGGCGACATGAACGAAGTTCACCTAATGGCTGCTATTGCTGGAGCCGAAATGGCCATGTTAGATTCGGGCATACAAGTGGAACCAGGCAGCGGTGTAGCAGCGGCCAGTGAATATTGGCGTAATCAGGCATTGTTTTAATTCTACGGCTGTTGTATAATAAAGCATGAAAAAACAAACCGTTACAATGACTCCTGAAGGCGGACGCTGGTGGCGTATGCGTATCACACATTGGACCATACTAGCTGTTCTGTTTCCGCCCATCTTTACGGTACTTGTGATCTTTTTACTTAACCCATTGTGGTTCAGGGACGATCTGCTTATTTGGTTTGAAAACCGTATCAATAGCTTTAGTGTATGGCGTAACAAATTTTTATACCGCATTTACCTGGGCGCAGATCCAGAAGTTTGGCATGCGTTAAAAGATTAACAACATTGCTTGAATTGCAACTGTTGCAATAATTGTAACTCGTGTTGCAATAATTGCAACGGTAGACCATAATTCACCCATTTGCTATAATATTGGTATAGTAACTAATAAGGAGCGAGTCAAATGGATAACCAATTTAAAGCAATGCGTGAAGTTGATACCGAGCAAGTGTTTGAAGAACTAGAAGAGTTGGGTCACACAATTGATATCATCAATGATGCACCGTTAATTTTGGAGAGTGCTTACGAGAACCAAAGTGCAGTTGAAGGTATTTTGGAGAATGCAGGTTTCTACAATATATCAATTGATGAACTGTCGGCTTGTGAAGTGGGTATCCGCAAAGCACTAGAAGCAGTAAACAAGGTACTAGAACGCCAGAATACTGGTCTTGAGATTGTGGAGTTGGATTTATGCGACACACAGACCTTTATGCTGGTGCCTGCCAAGAGTACAGCCAAAAAGATTGCTCGCCAAATTGAAAAGTTGACAGCATAATAGTTGACCATAATTCTGTCTTTTGCTATAATACTTGAATAATAACAATACATATTCAACTAACAAAGGAGCTGTTATGAGTTTTGTAAAAATCAAATCTGGTGCATATCGCACCACTGATGTATCTAATCGTGTGTTCCAACTTGTAGAACAATACAAGGCAGGCGCCAAAGGCGGCTATGTTACTGTCAAGAACGGTGGCCAATTCCCTGGCTTCCCTGAGGACATCCGTGTCAAGGTTAATGCAATGAGTGATTATGAGTTTGTAGGTGCGGACCAATTTGAAGGCGAAGCTGTTGAATTGGATACTGATGTTGCTGCTGCGGTTAACGACAGCAAGACGGACGAAGAACGCATGGTTGAGATTGCCGAGCGTTTTGAGATTCTACACGAGATGACCAAGGCAGCTACCAATGGTGACATCCGTGCCATGATTGTGTCGGGTCCTCCGGGTGTGGGCAAGAGTTACGGCGTAGAGGCCGAGATTGAAAAGGCTTGTTTGTTTGATCAGATCGCCGGACGCCGACTCAGAGCCGAAGTTGTAAAAGGTTCGGCTACTGCAATTGGCTTGTATCAAGCCTTGTACAAGTATTCAGATCCCAACTGTGTGATTGTGTTTGATGATTGCGATTCGATTCTGTTGGACGATGTGTGCCTTAACTTGCTGAAAGGTGCATTGGACTCGGGCAAGAAGCGCAAGATTTCGTGGTTGAGTGACAGCCGTATCCTGCGCTCAGAAGGCATCCCGGACAGTTTTGAGTTCAAGGGTAGTGTAATCTTTATTACTAACTTGAAGTTCGACAAGATGAAGAGCCAGAAACTGCGTGATCACTTGGATGCATTGCAGTCACGCTGCCACTATCTGGACCTTACACTTGATACCATGCGTGACAAGGTGTTACGTATCAAGCAAATTGCTAGATCCGGTGAACTGTTTGCGGACCTTGAGTTGAGCCCTGTAGCACAGGACGAGGTTATTGACTTTATGGACGCCAACAAGAACCGGCTACGTGAAATGAGTTTGCGTATGGCAATCAAGATTGGTCAGTTGTACAAGAGTTTTCCAACCAAGTGGCAGGCACTTGCTCAATCGACTTGTATGAAATCTGCGTAAGCAGACGATCCGGGGGTTTTTGATAGCTCCTTTTACTTCCGGAATTTGCCCCGCTTAGGTGGGGCTTTTTTTTGACTTTCAACTTACTAAGTAGTATACTAATAGAATGAGAAAATTTCAATCAGTTGAAGACTATATTGAAGTAATCAATGGAGATAGAGATCCAACGACTGGTAGGATGTATGGTTTGTTTGATAGTACACCTCCTATTGTTAGTTTAGCTCGTTATGATGTACAAATATTAGCTAGCATGAGTCAAGCCACACAAACTGGAAAGGCTTTGACAGACCGACAAGCGGATCTAGCTATTAAATTAATTTTAAAATACCGTAGGCAATTGGAGAAACAGAATATTGATGTTGGCCCAATTGAATCGCCTCAGTTTAGATTAGGTATTAGACAAATTGATCGTCGTAGGCTTTTGTACATCGAAAACGACTTGATAGCTTTGAAATTTCCTTATGAAACTTCATTAATAAATGATCTTAGAGACCTAAGTAAAATTAGTCAAGGACGTTGGCGTTTTGATGCCGATAATAAATTATGGCAGTTGGCTCTAACTGAAACTAACGTTATTGCTGCAAATGGTTTCGCACAGAATAATCAATTTGAAATTTCCGAAGAGTTCAAACAATACATAAAGGCGGTGGAAGCTTGTGAACAAACTCCATATGAAATAAAGCTGGTTAAAAAGGATACAGGTCTAACCATTACAAATGCTGCTAATTCTCTAATAGACGCCATTAATAATTGGTGTGGTTTTGACATTAGTAATTTGAACTTGCTAGTTGATAATGCTGCTGTTTATGGTTACACAGTGGATGAGCTATTGCTTTATGACATGGTTGTGCAGTATGGACCGCGTGTGGCTAATTTAATGTCTACACAAGAATCCAAGTTTGCACCTACCAGCGATATGGCTGTGTTCGAAGATGTAATCAAATATGCCAGCATTACTGGTAGATATCCTATTTACATTTATGAGCCGGATATGAGTGATAGATTACTTAAAAACTTTGTAAACAGATGTTTTGAAGAAGATGATATTTATAAAGTGCAAACCTTAAAACAAACAGAGCCCGCAGTAAATAAAAAAATAATTTACTTTAATAAATTTTCGGCCACCTGGCAGCAACCTATTCCTTTGTTAATAAGCGGACAAGGAATGATGCACGGTGGAGAAAAAACTATTCTATTGCAACAAGCAGAAAAAGTTGTTTACTTTGCTACAGAAGTGTATAATGTTAATACCACTAAACGTAAAAATTAATGCAGGCTAAGTTATTAATCAAAGACGAAGTTAATGTCAAGATCGAAGGTCTCGAACTTAATACCCGTACCGCTCTGGTTAAAAAGTACAAATATGAAATACCAGGTGCTAGATATCAGCCTAGTGTAAGACTGGGCCGATGGGACGGCAAGGTTCCATTTTTTAACCTTGGTGGTACTACTTATATCAATTTGCTTCCTGAAATATTGCCCTATCTAGATGAACAGGGCTACGATATCGAGATACAAGACACCAGAGGTTATCGTACTTCATTTGAGTTTGCTCAGGTGGACGAGAATACATATCAGCATAAAAAATGGCCTCGTAATCATCCCAAAGCCGGTGAGCCTATTATACTTAGAGATTATCAACCAGAAATCATCAATCGTTTTCTAGCTAATCCACAGTGCGTACAAGAAGTGGCAACAGGTGCAGGTAAAACAATTATCACAGCCGCACTGGCCGATGCTGTTAGCGAATATGGTCGCACAATTGTAATCGTACCCAACAAAAGTCTAGTAACACAAACTGAAGATGATTTTGTTAATTTAGATTTGGATGCAGGTGTATATTTTGGCGATAGAAAAGAATATGGACGCACACATACTATTTGCACTTGGCAAAGTCTCAACAACTTGCTAAAGACTACCAAGAACGCCGAAGCTGAAATTACTATAGGCGAGTTCTTGGAAGGTGTAGTAGCAGTTATTGTAGACGAAGTGCATCAAGCCAAAGCGGATGCCCTCAAGACACTACTCAGCGGTCCATTTGCACAAGTGCCTATCCGTTGGGGATTGACTGGCACTATACCCAAAGAAGATTATGCTAGACAAAGTATTAATTGTATGCTTGGTCCAGTAGTAGGACAATTAAGTGCCAGTGAACTACAAGAAGCTGGGCACTTGGCACAATGTCATGTGAATGTAGTGCAGTTGGTTGATCATAAAGAATACACCAACTATCAAAGCGAGTTAAAATATCTGATTGAAACCAAGGAAAGATTGGATTATATTGCTAGGCTGATAAGTACTATTGTTGATTCGGGCAATACACTTATATTGGTAGATCGGATAAGTGCCGGTAAGGCTTTAGCAGAAAGATTACCAGGTAGTGTGTTTGTGTCGGGAGCAACCAAAGCCGGGGAGCGCAAAGAACACTATGACGAAGTGGCAGAAGCTTCAGACAAAATCATTATCGCTACCTACGGTGTTGCTGCTGTTGGTATTAATATTCCCCGCATTTTTAATCTTGTTCTCCTTGAGCCTGGTAAGTCTTTTGTCCGAGTTATTCAGTCAATTGGGCGAGGTATTCGCAAAGCTGAAGACAAAGATTTTGTTCAAATCTGGGACATAACATCTACTTGCAAGTTCGCAAAAAGACATTTAACAAAACGTAAAACTTTTTACAAAGAAGCCAACTATCCATTTACGGTAGAGAAAGCAGAGTGGCAATGAATTTTACGATTGAAGATCGCGGCGATGGTATTAAATGGGTAAGACCTATAGATCTTGAAGCCATGCGACATTTTAACACCTATGGCAAATGGTGTTGGCAGACCGGCTGTGGCAAACAGGTAAGCATCAATGCCATAAGTTTCAAAGACGATGCAGAACTAACAATGTTTTTAATGAAATGGCAAGGAGATCAAAATTAGAATACTTACACTAAACAATACGGCATACGAATTAAATGATATACCTGATGAAGTTGAAGACTTGAGATTTGCAGTATTAGATAATTCAGATCCGAGAACGCCGGACTATTTTTATATTCCTTTAATTTTTTTAGAAAGCTTTAACAGTCCGGCTTTGGTTTTACGTATAGGAGGCAATATAATTAAAATGCCAGTGGATTGGCATGTGCTAATAGGGGAACCAGATTTAGGCGATCTTGAAGTTGTACCTTTGACCAGTATAAATGATCGTGGGTTTAGTGTTTTTTGTTTTAATCCTATATCAAGTTTCAAACCTGAATTTGAAAAAATTGAAATTGTAGATATCTATCAAGATGTCAAATGGTATTTTCCTAAACTTAAACCCGGGCAATTGTTAGCAGTACCTTTAGAAACAGGAAAACAACAACCTTTATGCGCTTATTTTGTAAAAGATATTTCAAGACAAAGTGAGGTAGTGGACTATGGAAAATGCTGGTAATTTAGATCCTGGAGCAACTTACATATACGAAAGAGCCGACGGCGCCGTTTATGCAAGAAAATTTGGCACAACAGAACGCATACTAATTGGTTATGATTACGATCGTAAAAATTTACAACAGGAACTTAAAGAAGCAAAACTTTGGGGTGAAATTCATCGTGCAGCAAAGACAAACCCTGCTTTACAAGATGCACTAGATCGTGTTAAACTTGTTCATGCACTTAGTAAACAAGATGAACAGATACCTCATCATCCAGTATGACAGATAAACTAAACATTGCAAACGAAATGCGAGTGTTTGATAACAAGGATCGCGACTTCTTTAAGAATCTAACAGACGAAGAACGTAAAAAGTTTAGTACGTATCTCATGATTCGCTGGGGAAGCTCAGTTCAGGGCAGTTCGGAACTACAGCAATACTATTTGCTATCCTGTAACGAAAATCTAAACAAACATTTTTTTGATCTAGCAAAATATCCTGAACTACAGTGGCTAAGTGCAACTACAGTAAGCCCGGGTATGGGCACTTTTAGACACGATTGGATCAAGCAAAAGAAACGTGAAAGCAGTAACAACAAAGCAGTAAAATTTTTACGACAGTTCTATCCAGAACTTAAAGAAGATGAACTAGAACTTCTTGCAGCAATTAATACCACAGAAGATTTAAAGCAACTGGCTCGCGAACATGGTTGGGATGACAGAAGAATTAAATCAGAGCTATAAATGTAAATACTGTGAGCGACTGTTCAGAAAGGAAAGCACTCTAGCTGCTCACCTTTGTGAACCCAAGCGTCGTTGGCAGCAAGAATCAGAAACGGGGGTACAGTTTGGACTTAGAGCATATCTACAATTCTATGAAACTACACAAGGCAGTTCAAAGCTTAAAAGCTACAATGATTTCGTTACAAGTCCGTACTATACAGCTTTTACTAAGTTCGGTAGATACATGGTTGATATTCGCTGTATTAATAGCAACAGCTACACAGCTTGGCTATTAAAGAATAATAAAAAAATTGATCATTGGTGTCGTGACAGTTTTTATGAAGAATGGTTAAGTGAATATATTAAAAAAGAAGCTGTCCAAGACGCACTTGAGCGAGGACTACAAACCATGGAAGAGTATGCCAATGGAGATAGTGGCCTTGCTGATTATAGCCATTATTTCAAGTACGGCAATCATAATAGGATTTGTTATCACATTACCACTGGTCGCATTAGCCCTTGGGTTATATACAACTGCAATAGCGGTGTACAGTTTTTGGAGTCTATTAACCAGGAACATTTGGCCATTATTATTTCTTGGATTGATCCTGATTACTGGAATCGTAAGTTCAAGGATTTTGTGGCAGATGTAGAGTGGTGTAAACACGTTCTTGGAGAGGCAGGGCTATGAAATTCTCAAGCGATATTGATATTGATGTAGCAAATAGAGATCAAGCTCTTGCTGTAGTAAAACATACTGCTGCGAGTATCATTCGTGACGGTAAAATAACAAAACATAACACAGGTGTGTATTTTACAGAGATACCACAAGACCCTTTTACTGGCCAAGCCAGCTTTGATTATCAACAAGCAGAAGAGCTAGGATACATCAAAGTAGATATTTTAAATGTAGGGTTATATCAGCGAGTAAAGTCAGAACAACACTTACAGGAGTTAATGAATCAGGAACCTGAATGGGATAGACTGTATGACCCAGAGTTTTGTGCAAAATTGATTCATATAGGCGCACATTACGATACGCTAATTCGAATGCCCGAAGCAGTGAATTCAGATACAAGACTTATGATGTTCTTGGCTATTATAAGACCTGCAAAGAGACATCTAATAGGATTACCCTGGAAAGAAGTAGCAAAAACTATATGGAACAAACCCGAGGATGGAAGTTATGCGTTCAAAAAGTCTCATAGTTGTGCATATTCGAGACTTGTAATGGTGCATATGAACCTACTTAGCCAAGCTTCCGAACAAGAGTAATACTTCTTCTTTTGCTGCGTTTGGCAGCAATTTCTTTTAGGCTCACTTGCGGGCCAAACTTGATTTCCACATCTTTGCTGTTCATGGTCTTGACAACACTACGGAACGGTGTCCAATCCTCTTTTAAAAACACATTAATAGGTATCAACCTATTGCTTTCCCACCACCAAGTTTCTGCTAGTTCTAAAAACTGACGCTTCTGCTCCACAGTTTTTAACGCACCGTAGTCGTATATCGTTGTAATAATTTCGTCAAGATTTTGTATCACTCCAATATACTCATTCCCACCATAAATCAAATATGTTAAGAAAGGATAGGAATTTAATAACTCTTCGTAGTTGTGTTCAACCATTTATTCAATAAATACAATATAATGCAAATCCAAGCTTATTTATATTCCAATATTGTCGAGGTCCAAATTTGGGATCCCACAATATTTTCACCAAGGAACAGAGTCGTGTACAGCCGCCCTATAACCGTTTATCAGGGGATTGATAACCCTTTGCAAATTGTCATAAGAAATCAAGATCAAAAACTAGTTAACATGACAGGATACACTGTTCAACTAGCTATTGAAGACCCTGTCAATGAAATAACTGCTTACAGTCTGGCAGTAAGTTTTACAGATATCACAAAGGGTTTAGGTACTGTTACAATTGATACGGCGACAGTAAACAGTTTAGATCAAAGAATTTATAAGCTAACCTTAAAAAAAGTCTTAGTGTCGGATAGCAGTGAAAGTCCACTTTACGTTGATGATAATTTTGGTGTGCCATTGGATCTCGAAGTAAAACCTGCATATTATTCAACAACTGAGCCTACGCCTGCGCTCAATGAGGTTGTGATTGACAGTGGAAACTTGCCATGACTGCTAATGTAAATGTAACAAAAGTTTTATTCAGACGGGGTAATACTGCACAAAATGCATCCTATACAGGTATAAATGGTGAAGTCACTGTTGATACACAAGCCAAGACCTTACGCATACACGACGGTGTTACAGCAGGTGGCTTTGTTGTTTCGGGTGGCGGTGGTGGCTCTTACGGTAATGCCAATGTTAAATCTTATCTAGCCAGTTTTGATGGTAACATAAATCCTAGTGCGAATGTCACATACAGTTTAGGCAGCGCAACACAGCAATGGAAAGACCTTTGGGTCAGCAATGCTACGATTTATTTTAATTCGGTTCCACTAAGCACAGATGCCACAGGTAACATAACTTATAACGGCAATCCGCTGGTGAGTTTTGTTGATGGTAATTTAATTGTAGGTGGTGAGGTGGTGTCAGGCGGTGGCGGTAATCCTTTTGATCAAGATCTCAATGCCAATAGTGCAGTAACTTTTTATACTGTGGGAGCTACAGTTATCAATGTTTCCCAGATCAATGGAACCAACCCTGGCGATGAACTGGTCATACAAGCAAACAACCACAATTGGACATTTGGTACAGATGGTAATCTAACATTGCCCTTGGGTGGAGACATTGTCAACAGCAGTGGTGAAAGTGTATTAGGTGGTGGTGGCAACATAGCTGGACTGACCAGCTCAGTTGGCAACCAAGCAGCATCCCACGGAGACACTGTTTATAGTCTGACTCTCAACAGTGGCAGCAACGATGATGATCCTCTTATTGAGGTGTATAAAGGCACCGGAGACAATGATTCAGCAATATCAATTGGTCAAAGCAATAGCGGATTCCGACAGGCCAATGTTATCGCAATTGGTAATGATGATGTAGGCTACGATGCACTACCAGGCGGTGTTTACATTGGTTATCAAGCTGGCTGGAACGACACAGAACAGCCACAAGGCTTACACTCTATTGCGATTGGATCCAAGGCTGCTTATTACTTTGCTCCAAACAACAGCATCACACTTAACGCAACTGGCAACGAACTCAACCCAGACGAATCAGGTTTGTTCATCAAACCAATTCGTGCAGAAGAATACGATGATGTAATTTTATACTACAATCCTACCAGTGGCGAAGTAACCTATGCCAACAACACAGGTGTCAGCGCACCTGTAACAGTGGGCAATGTGGCCGCAGGCGCAGAAGGCGCCTTGTGGTACAACACTGAAGACGGCCGTACCTATGTGTATGCCTTGGACACCTGGATTGATGCCAGCCCCGCAGTGGTGCCAGGCAACATGGTGGGCTATGGTCAGGATGGCAACATCACACTCAACGAAGATGCTAGAATCAACTATGCCAATGGCGTGAGCATAATAAACAGCGTGTACGGTGATAGCCAAGTGGCCAGCTTCTTGGATGATTACACTGGCAACATTGCAAAAATAGGCGCCACTCCGCTGTCTATCTCGGCCGCAAGTGTTAGATTGACCAGTGACAACGAAACCTGGACATTTGCCCCAGATGGTGTAGTAACATTACCAAATGGTATGTCCATAGAGAGCTATGGTACAACAGGAGTAAACGCAAGTATTGACATTGGTGGCGACGATACTCGTATCAGAATTGACGACAACGGAGCACCTCCAGGATTTAGCATTACAACCAATGCAACAGGCGGCATGGCATCCCGCACATGGCTGTTTGACCCAGATGGTAACATATCATTTCCAGATGGTACTACACAGACCACTGCCTACACAGGCGGAGCAGGCGGTACAGGCAATGCCTTGGTCAACGGTGCATACACAGTTGCACTACAAGCCAATGGTGTGCTCACTATAGGTGCCAACGCAACAATCAGCAACGACGGTGAGTTTAGACTCTGGGCCACAGACACAGACATCACAGTATATCGCAATGGTCAAGACGGCTACGGCGTCAAACCAGGAAACATTGAAGTCTACACTGACAACGGTCTAAGAACACTAACCAACAGCAACGGTTTTGAACTCAAGACCGGTAATATAATTATCCCCAACGACAAAGGCGTGGTGTTTGCCAACGGTGTGAACATACTCAGCACCATTGTTGGAATAACCAGTATCAACACATCAGTTGCAACCAGCACCATCAACGATGAAAGTGGAGATTTCAGCTATGGCTCATTGTCATACGACTACGCTGTAAACGGTGTCACATCCGGCGGATTCACAATAGACTACTCTGCTCCACTGGTGCATGGCAATGTGGATGTGAATGTTGGCAATGTGATTGTTACGAACATTGATGCCGCAGGCACAATAGGTGCCAATGTGATACAGGTGCTTAGTGATCTAACTTCATTTGGTGCAAGTCCTGCGCCAAGGATATATGGATTCAGCTCAATAGCCACCACAGGCAGTGCTGTCAACGAAGGCAATATCAGTGCATCAGGAAACTTGGTTGCCAGTCGTAATGCCTATATTAGTGGTAATGTCATAGCTGGCAACGTTGTTTCTACAGGCAATGTCACAGCACAAAACTTTATTGGCAACATATCAATCACAGGCAATGTTCAGGGCACCAGTGCCAATGTAGACTTGGTAGCAGGCTCCTACACCTGGACCTTCAACAATGCCGGAAACCTGGTTCTGCCGGGCAACACGTTCGCTGTGAACTATGCCAATGGCACGGCAGTCACGCTGGACAGAGTGTATTTGCTTGAAGCCTATGCTAATGTAACTTACACCTTACCAGGTAGTTTTACTGAAGATCCTTGTAGATACAGCGTTGTAAGCAGTAATGTCAATGTATCAAGTGCGTGGTTCAACACAAGCACATATACATTCACACCACAAAAGGCCGGTTATTGGGAAATCACCGCCAGTTATGACGTTTATAGAAATACTGAAGCAAGTATGGCAATCAAGAAAAATAACAGCATTGTGGCCGCAGCCGGTAGTTTCAATGCAGTGGTCCAACAGATAACAAAAATCATCTATCTCAATGGTTCAACTGATTATATAGACATTGTTAACGTTGGTGGGGCTGCACTGTCAAGATCACAATTTGAACCAAGGTCTTGGTTCCAAGCAAGATGGATAGGTGAATAAGGATTAAAATGATTATCCAAGGTGTAAGCCTCAACGGAACACGAGTAGTCGATGCGTCAATTATCACCAACAATCTGGCCATATGGCTTGATGCTGACAACGCCGCCAGCTACCCTGGCACAGGAACAACTGTCAATGATCTATCTGGTAACGCATACACAAATACATTAACTGGTGCCACATATACCGTGCTCAGTGGCGTTAAATGTTTTGATTGTACCACAGGTACTAGTAGAGTTGTTGTAAATGGCACTGGTCCTACATTACCAACCTCAGGATATACATATATCACATGGGCCAGACTAGAAGCAGGCAATCCAGCTGCATTTAGAACATTACTTTATACCAATTCGCCCAAATACACACCAATCACCGTACCCAATGGAACAAACACATTGGGTTATTGGGACACTGCATTTAGAAGTTCAGGATACGACCTTGCTAGTGCGGTTGGCGTCTGGGTTCAATATGCTGTGGTTGGTGACAATTCATCTCAAACATTTTACATAAATGGCTCGCAAGCCGGAAGTTCCATAGCATATGGAGCAGGAGGAACCACACATTGGGGTTGGGGTGCTAACGATACAGCTGGACAACCCTGGGGATATGTAGCCAACATGTTTTTATACACTACCAAACTCACACAGGAGCAAATACAGCAGAACTTCAGGGCTCTAAGAAATAGGTTTGGAGTATAGAATTAAAAACTGCACAATAAATATGAAAATAGGATACAACAAATGATATATTTTCCAACAGACCCCACACCGGGACAGCGATATGTGGCCATCAACGGCGTAACATACACCTGGATGGGCACACATTGGAACGGTGCTCTGGCACTACAACAAGGTACAGCAGAACACTATGTGGACGGCGGTGACGCTGATTTTGAATACAATGCACTTCGTGACGGATTATTAGATGGCGGAACAGCCTAAGGAAAAACCATGACAACAAGAATTAAATTTAGAAGAGACACAGCAGCCAACTGGACAGCAGAAAATCCTGTATTAGCATTAGGCGAACCCGGCTTTGAACAAGATACCAATAAATTAAAAATTGGCGATGGTGAAACTGCCTGGACACTGTTGTACTATGCCAGTGGTGGCAGCGACAGTCTCACAAGTGATCACAACATAGCCATCACAGTGGGCAACATCGAATACTTTGCCATTGTTAATCGCGCCAACAACGACGCCAACGGTGTAGAAGGCACAGCAGTGGCCTATGACAGTGACAACAACATTGTGACTCTGCATGTGAGTGAGATTTACAATAACGACACAGACAGCTACGATGATATTCTGATCATTAGTAAGTTTGATGACACCGGTGCACTACTGTGGCAAAAACAAATTGACCAAGATGTAGATAACGAACAAACACATGACCTGGTGATAGATTCAGACGACAATATTATTGTAGCGGTCAGTGTGGACAACGATGGCCCCGACAGCATTGGGTTGATCAAATTCAACAGTTCAGGAACCATAATTTGGCAGAAAGATTACTTGACCGACGGACAATACAGTTGGTTAGAATTGGGAGGCATAGTGCTGTCGGGCACAGATATTTTTGTTACCAGTGAATACATAGAAGACGATGATGTGGGCACTGGCACAATAGGCATGATAATGAAGGTCAGTGCCACAGACGGCACCTTGGACTGGGCCACAACCTTGGACTTTGGCTTTGGCGCCACTCCATGGGGTGTGGATGTGACCACTAGTGGCGATCCTGTGATTGTGGGTCGAGCCAATAGTCCATCAACAAATGCAGCCATGGTAGTTCGCTTGGATGGCACTGATGGTTCAGAAGTCTGGAGCAAGGTGTTGTTTGCTCCTGAACAAGGCATAGATTATGCCAGTGGCGACATTGTGATAGACAGCCAAAACAACATATTTGTGTCAGTGAACAGCAACCAAGACATTGTGCATGATGAAGGCAACAATACAACGGTGACCATTGCACATGTGATGAAACTGAACAGCGCAGGTGTGACACAGTGGATTCGTAGAATTGGTCCAGGGCCATGTGCATCAGTGGCCACAGGCATTGACTGCGACAGCACAGGCAATGTGTATCTGGCCGCACTCACTGTGGCACAGGATAATCCCACTAGAGAGGCCAATGATTACTACACCACTGCTAGAAATGTTCTGGCCATTGCCAAGTATTCTACCGCAGGTGCTGTGCTGTGGCAACGCTATATAGAAACAGACGGCTATGAATTTGCAGAGAGTCGTGGCCAAGCAGACTTTGACGGCAACTACCCCGGCAACTTTGGTCACGCAAACAATCGCGGTCGCAACATGAGCATTGGCCTTGACGGCAAGTTGGCCATCCAGGTCACTGTCAAGCAGATAGACGCAGACGACACATGGGACAATACTCGCTACTGGGAAAGCATAACTTTCCAGATTGATCAAGATGGTCGCGAAATGACTGTGGGATCCGGCAACGAAAAATTCACAGTCAAAGCCAGTCGTATTCCTGGCCGGTTCATAACCATTCCAGCTGGGGTAGACATCGTGGGAACAGGTAATATTGTCTTGAGTGATTTGTCCAGCAATGTCACTGTGAGCACTGCAACATTAACCTTGTCAGATGGCGAACTGGCACAGCAGGTATCCCGGTCAGCGCCCTATGAGTATGTGTTTGGCAACGACGGCACACTCACAATACCCAACGACGGTGATGTACGACTCACACAAACACAGATTGGTTGGTTCTCAGTGTTTGGTCCTGCCAACAACAGCATTGACGATATATGGATCCGTGCCAACTGTGTGGACACTGTCACAGGTGATGTGTATGTGGTTGGACAAGACGATGACACCAATGATGGTTTCGTTGTTCGCTACAACAGTGCGGGCGAAATCTTGTGGAGTGTTAGACTCATTGACGATGACAATGGCAACAATACCAGATGCAATGCTGTGAAAATCCATCCCACAACAGGCCATGTTGTGGTGCTGTCAGAATACTATGGCAACGAAGACGGCGCACTACTGCTACAGATTGATCCAGACACTGCTCGTGTGGTCACCAGCACTGGTTTCCGTGACGCAGGTGAAGATTCTGGTGTACAAGCATATGATTTAGACTTCCTCAGTGATGGCAAGATCGTGGTTGTGGGTCGCAAGTATGACGAATACCAAAGCTATTCAGTGACTGCAAACACAGCGGTCAGCACCACTGGACTGTTGGTGTTCAATCGTTCAAACATTCCTGGTAAGACTCCGACTGCTTTCTCTTGGTATGTGGGCGGCACAGATATAACTGGCACCAGAGTTATTGTCAATAGTGTAAACACCTATGCTAACCTAACCAGTACAGTTCAAGAAGGTACCGGCACAGTCACAGTTGATGTTGTATGTGACGGATCTGGTCCTTATACTTATGGTAATGTTACTGTACAAGCAGGCGGCACAGGCTACAAAGCAGGACACAAGATTTTCTATCCAGGAACTTATATTCCTGAGGGAGCAAGTCCTGCTAACGATCTAGTACTTACAGTCACAGCCGTAGATGGTAGCGGTACTATTACCAGTGCCACAGCCGCAGGCAATGCTCCTAATGGTGGTACAGTCACTGGACTAACCGCTGGCACCAACTACCAAACAGGTTCAGGCTTGGTGTTTGACTTCTACGGCGATGCTGCCAATGTGTACACAGAACAATCTTTCTCTATTACCAATGCAGGCAACAACTATGTCACAGGTGATACCATAGTGGTTCCTGGCACACAGTTGGGTGGTAACACTCCTGCAAACGACTTGACTGCAACTGTGAGTGCCACAGACGGTGCTGTTACAACATTTAACACTTTCTCAGGCAATGCACAGACCACCACATGGTGGATCAGAACCACTGACCAAACACCCAACTTTAGCAATGTATCAGGCTCATGGACTTTACAAGAGTCATTGGGCGGTGAGGCATTTGTGTTTGTGGGCACAGCGGCCAATGTAGAATTTGCTCCTGTATGGACTCGTGTGCTCAGTGCAGGCGGTGTCAACGACACTGAGCGTTATTTTTCAGTGGCAGTGGATGCCAGCAACAACATCTATGCCGCAGGCGAAATGATCGCTCGCAATAATGCAGCAGGTGCAGACATAAACAATGATTGGTGTGCAGTTGTGAGCAAGTTCAATAGTGAAGGCACACATCAATGGACTCGTGCTCTAAACATTGATATTGACAACGCCAGTTATGCCAAAAGTGTGGCAGTTCGCGGCAATGTTGTGGTGGTGTCACACGAAAGCAGTGGCAACGGTACCACGGTGATAACCAAATTGGATGGCACAGGTGCTGTGAAATGGCAACGACAAACTCCTAGCGGTGACGACAGCTCAGTGGCCATAGACACCAATGGTGACATCTATGCAGTGGCAGAAGCCTTGATGGAAAGTCAGTACAACAACTGTATCAAGGTTATCCGGTTCAACACCTACGGTGAAGTGGTGTGGCGCAAGATCCTGGCCACACATGTGGGCGACAACGGAGCCGCACTTGACGACTACTTCAAGAACGGTCGCAACTTGACTCTAGACGCAGATCACCTGTATGTGTCAGGTTATACCACTGCCTTTGACAACAACTACGAAAACGGTTTCTTGGTCAAACTGCCCAAGAGCGGAGACTGTGATGGCATCTACGGTGGCTGGACTGTCATGACAGACATGTATGATGTGGACAAGGTCAACTCAACAGAAGCCACAGCATTCTCACCAAACGGCAACACAGGCGAATTTGAAGTCTGGGAGCCAGCCTTTATTACCGACTGGTGGGATCCAAGCGATGGTGACAGCGTGTATCATACCTTTGAAGAGATTCGTGACAGGGATGGTGGTGCCATTGAGTTTGCAGACGGCACAAGACAGACCAGTTCAGCACAGCAGATTCCACAGAAAAAGATCACAAACGGTGCGGATCATAGACTCAGCCTAGAAGACATGGGCCGTCATATCTATGTTACAGATTCTGACACTAGAATCTCTGTGCCTTATCACCAGGACAATCCATTGCCTATGGGATATACTGTGGTGATCATCAACAACAGTGGCGGCACTATCAGCATTGACGGCGATGGCGGCGGTCTAGATATCAAAGTACCAGGAGTTGACACAGCACAGTACTGGGATCTTGACAGTCCAGGCATGGCCACATTGATCAAGGTTGAAGAAAATACTTGGTTTATGACTGGCCAAGTCACAGTAGATTAAGGACTCACAATGCCTATTACACAGATATTACTAACAGCAGGCACCGGCGGTGGAGGCGGTGGGGGCGGATCTACTGCTGACTTTACCATAGAGTGGTTTCAAAAAGTTGAAGGAAACGGTCAGAATAGTCGTCCGTGGAGCATAGGTTTATATCCTACACAGAGTATTGCCATAAGTTATGAAAGCCATACAAGCGACTTCTACTGGATTAATAACTCTGCGATTGGCAACGTAGCACAGGTTCATGCTGGAGCAGGATGGGAACACATGGCTTTTGTACGAAGCAGTGGCGTAGTCTATGGATATAGAAACGGCTCACAGTACTTCTCAGTGCCATTTAATAGTCTTATAACGAATTCTTCCTCACTATTCTATGTGGGCACAGGAGAGATGGGAGCCGGAATGTATCAAGGATATCTCACCAACCTACACGTCATGAAAGGCGTAGCCAAATACACAGGTAACTTTACTCCACCTACAACGCCTATAGTTGCTACCACAGGTAGTGTATTCTTAATGAATACCCATACTGCTCCAACAATATTCACTGATTCTGCTAGCGGCAAGGTCACTGGTAGTGTAGCAGGGCCGCCACAGTGGTCTAGTGATAGCCCATTCACTGCGTTAGGTCCTTATACTGCGTTGTATCCGGTATCTAACCCAGATACATTGTATTTTTTAAAAACATCATATCCAGATATAGAAAATGTTCAAGCAGGCTGGTCTGCTACTGCGGACGATTTTAGTGGCACAGTGACCAACAGAACTAGTACTGATCTATTATATCACATAGTGACTATAAATGTTGCGTCGGGTTCGTTTGGTGGAGCAGCAGTTACATTTACACAGCCTGGACTAGGCAGCATTTATTTTGACAGTAGCAGATTTGTTGCCTACCCCGCTAGCACTGACTGGGCAATGGATGTTTAATGTTCACTCAGGGTAGGATAGCTGTGGATCCTGTTGTGGCTCAAGAAGTTGTACGGTTATTCCGAGAACTAGATCACGGACGTGGCGGAGCATTGGGCACCTGGCACGGGGCTAGAATGAGAGACAATCCTTATACCTGGTTTCAACCAACATTTGATCGTGTGGCCACAGCAGTAGCACCATTACGCATAGATCAGTGGTGGTTCAACTGTGGTGAACCCGGTGACGAATATCGTTGGCACAGTCACAGTCCATATACTCATTCTGCTGTGCTGTATGTACAAACGCCTGAAAACTCAGGTGGCATAGAGTTTAGACGCCACGAAGAATACCAAGTGTTCTATCCTGCCGCTGAAGATTTTATACAGTTTGCCGGCAATCTAGCACACAGAGTTTTACCCAATCGCAGTACTGATTATAGAATAAGTGTAGCCTTTAATTTAAAGTAAATACAGCATGATAGACATTTCCTTTTGGCAGGGTCTGGTGATCGCCCTCCTACTCACTCACATCACTATTGTCAGCGTTACACTATACCTTCATAGATCACAAGCACATAGAGGAGTAGAGTTTCATCCTGCTCTTAATCACTTCTTTCGCTTTTGGGTTTGGCTCACAACTGGCATGACCACTAAAGCCTGGGTAGCAGTGCATCGCAAACATCATCAAAGCACTGATGTAGAAGGTGATCCACACAGTCCTCATGTGTTTGGAATATGGCGCTTGATATTTGGCGGATGGAGTCTATATCATGAAGCCACCAAAGATCCAAACTTTGTTATCAAGTATGGTGCCGGAACACCAAAAGATCAACTAGAACTTTTTTATACCAGACATCATAACCTAGGTTTTATGATTATGTTGGCCTTAAATGCGATTTTATTTGGTTGGGCAGGCGTACTAATATGGTTGGTGCAAATGATATGGATACCTTTCCACGCAGCCGGTATTATAAATGGACTGGCACACTGGTGGGGTTATCGCAATGGAGAAACTGCAGACCAATCTAGAAACCTCACCCCTATAGCCTTTTATATTGGCGGAGAAGAACTGCACAACAATCATCATTTAGATCCAGCCAATCCAAAGTTTAGTAGGCGTTGGTTTGAATTTGATATTGGTTGGTTCTACATTCAAGTTTTACAATCAATTAAATTAGCAAAAGTTAAATAATTTTTTAAAACATACTATGGAAAAAATCGAAGATTGGAAACGTCGTGTATTAGACACGAAAAGTGCAAGTTTTTGCGGGGCAAAATGGTATAACTCTACTGTTTGGTTAAGATCGGGTCGTACTGCAAGTTGTCATCACAACCCAGGACACCAAATACCGTTAGAAGAATTAGAACGCAATCCTAGCGCCTTACACAATACAGAAGTTAAAAAACAAGAACGTAAAATGATGCAAGAAGGCAAAAAGCCTTTGAATTGTCAATATTGTTGGACTTACGAAGAACTACATCCTGATAATCTTGGAGATAGAGTATGGCTTAGTAAACATTCAACAGATGATGATTTACAACGTGCATTTAATACACCGTGGGATCAAGATATAAATCCAGATTATCTTGAAATTGCATTTGACAGAACATGTCAAATGGCCTGTAGTTATTGTTGGCCAGGTGCAAGTACAACTTGGGTAAAAGATTTAAAAAATAATGGACCTTATGTTAGATTACCTACCGACGTAAGAGAACATTTTGTACATTTAGGATACGACGAAGATGGATTCGACTATGGGTCCAACAATCCATATATAAATGCTTTTTTTAAATGGTGGGAACAAGGATTAGCTGATTCAGTAAAAACTCTTAAAATTACCGGTGGTGAACCCTTCATGAGTGGTTACTTGTGGGACTTTTTAGGAATGTTAGAGTCAGGAAAATTCCGTGCCAATGAAAATACTAAAATTAGTATTTGTAGTAACTTAGGATATGATCCGTCCTTGATGCACAAGTTTTTAGACAAAATAGAAAAAATTCCTTACAAGTTTGAAATAATTACCAGCGGAGAAGCCTATAAAGAAAAAGGCGAATACATAAGGGACGGTTTAATATGGGAAAATTTTGTTACCAACTTTGAATTGGCAAAAAATAGTAAAAGACTTGAACCATTGTTCATAATGGGCACAGTCAATGCACAGGCAGTAGATGGATTTTTAGATTATTTAAATTGGGTTAAAGAACAAAAAGTCTCAGTAAATGACAAAGAAAGAATTAGATTCAGTATTACACCGGTAAGATTTCCTACCTTTCAGAGTTTAATTATTCTACCTAAAAATCTAAGAGAACAGTATGCTAACGAATTACAATCATATATGGACGACCAAAATAATTATAAATGGTTTGCTGAGTATGATTTAGTAAACATCGAAAGATTTATCAAATATGTAAGAGAAGCAGAAGTGCCGCACAAGGAAGAAGAGAAAAGTTTCAAAAATGAAGATGACTATGATAAAAGCCATAAGGTTTTTGATGTTGATGAATTAGCGAGAGATTTTAAAAGCTTTTTTGTACAATATGATAAACGGCGTAATAAAAATTTTGTAGAGACTTTTCCAAGACTGGCAGACTGGTACAATTCATTATGAACATAGGCTTTTTTGGAGATAGTTATATTGACCTTCATTGGAAGTTTGACGAAACACCAAGAGAGTGGAAACCATGGTCAAGAAGACTTATCGAAGACAATAATTGGAAAGCAGTAAATTCTGGTGTAAGTGGATCCAGTCAATATCATGCTATAGATAAATGGAACAAATTTATTCAATCAAACACTAATTTAATTGACATTGCCATATGGACCTTTACTTGGGAAAATAGGATTTATCATAATAACGAAACTAATCAAGAAGTATTTTTTTCAGTAGCAGAAAAACGTAAAATCGAAAATTTAAAGAATGAACTCAAAGTAGATGACATAGAACTTGCAACAAAACTATACTTCGATCATATTTACAGCCACGAATTTTGCTGCTATGTGCATGAATTATTAATTGAAAAAGTTTTGAATTTGCCCGAGTTATACCCTGATATAAAATTTATTTTTATACCAAACACTGAATTATCAAAAGACATTGCGTTGAAGCATTTTTCAAAAGGCGTTTTATTAGACTTTGCCTTTGAAACGTTATCAAACAAAGAAACTAACAGTCCAGGAATAATGCCTTTGACCTGTGGTAGAGTTGGGCACATAAATGATAAAAACGCAGAAATCTTTAAATCTGAAATAGAACAAGTAATTGATAGCTACGATAAAATAGTAGATTCGGTAATTAATATTGATTATAACAAATTTGATATTCAAAATTAAATCTGTTAAAATTATCATATGTTAGACTCTATTCAACAAGCTGTTAACCAGTTACTTCCTGTTCGTCGAAAAACTGGTCAAAACGGTTGGACGAGTTTTAACGCAGTTTGTTGTTCACATAATGGAGAAACTGCTGACACAAGAGGTCGTGGTGGCATAAAAACCAATAATGGACAAATTTCCTACCATTGTTTTAACTGTGGTTACAAAGCAAGTTTTATACCAGGTAGACATTTAAGTTTTAAATTTAGAAAACTTTTATCGTGGTTAGGAGCTGATGATTTAACTGTTCGGAGATTAGTAATCGAAGCTGTAAGATTACGAGAAATAATTGATCCAGAAGAATTAGCCAAAGAACCAGATGAAGAAATAAAATATGATGCAAGATCACTGCCAGATCATGCAAAAAACATTGTCGAACTTGCTAATTTTTATAACATAGGTGATTACAACAATGTACCCGCTGAATTACTAGCAGCAATAGAATATGTTCATCGTAGATCAATTGATTTAGACAAATACAAATTCTACTGGACGCCGGAAGAGGCATATAACCTACATCGCAGAATCGTTATTCCCTATTACTACAAAAATGAAATAGTGGGCTATACCAGTAGATCAATAGTAAATGGAATAAAACCAAAATACTGGTCAAGTCATCCTGCAGATTTCGTGTTTAATTTAGATCAGCAACAATCAAATTGGAAATTTGTAATTGTTTGTGAAGGACCATTTGATGCAATGAGTGTAGATGGTGTTGCACTGAGTGGATCGGAAGTATCTGACATACAGGTTGATCAAATTGATAGATTGCAACGTGAGGTTATTGTTGTACCCGACAGAGATCGTGCAGGACGTAAATTAATTGACCGTGCCATTGAAGCAGGATGGACTGTTAGCTTTCCGGTATGGCAAGAAAATTGCAAGGACATAAATGAAGCTGTTGTCAACTATGGAAAATTATTTGTTATAAAAAGTATACTTGCTGGTAAAGAATCAAGTCGACTTAAAATTGAACTTAAAAAGAAAAAACTATATAGTACACTATGAAAGATTATAATACAGAAGTACAAAAACTATTTTTAGAAATGATGCTGCAAGACGCAGAAACATACGTGCGTGTGCAGAACATTTATAATGCAGAAAACTTTGATCGCAGTCTGAGAGAAGCTGCGAAGTTTATTAAGAAACACAGCGATGACCATAAGACATTGCCTACCAGAGAACAGATACAAGCTGCTACTAGCATAGAATTAAGAGAAGTTCCGGAACTAAGAGAAGGCCACTATGACTGGTTCTTAGAAGAGTTCGAAGGGTTTAGTCGTAAACAAGAATTAGAACGTGCAATTCTAAAAGCAGCAGATATGATCGAGAATGGAGATTTTGATCCTGTTGAAAAATTGATCAAAGATGCTGTTCAAATCAGTCTTACCAAAGACATGGGCACAGACTATTTTGATGATCCTCGTGCTAGATTGATGAAGATCAAATCAAACAATGGTCAAGTAAGCACAGGCTGGCCTACTATGGATCAACGATTGTTCGGCGGCATGAACAGAGGAGAACTAAACATCTTTGCTGGCGGCTCGGGCTCGGGCAAAAGTTTGTTTATGCAGAACATTGCTATTAACTGGATCACTGCCGGACTTAACGGTGTTTTCCTTACACTTGAGCTTAGTGAAGAGTTGTGTGCAATGCGTATGGATGCGATGGTTGCAAACTGTAGCACAAAAGAAATCTTTCGGGATTTAGACACACTGGAAATGAAGATACGCATGGTAGGCAAAAAGTCGGGTAAATTGCGTATCAAGTACATGCCAGCACAAAGCAATGTGAATCATATTCGTGCCTATCTCAAAGAACTAGAAATACAGACAGGTCAGAAAACAGACTTTATCATGGTTGATTATCTTGATCTTGTTATGCCGGTTAGTGCAAAAGTTAGCCCTAGTGATTTGTTTGTTAAAGACAAGTATGTTTCAGAAGAATTACGTAATTTGGCCAGAGAATTCAACATACTGATGATTACTGCTTCGCAGTTGAACAGATCGGCTGTTGAAGAAATTGAATTTGATCACAGTCATATCTCGGGCGGTATTAGTAAAATTAACACAGCAGATAATGTGTTTGGTATCTTTACAAGTCGTAACATGCGTGAGCGCGGTAGGTATCAGATACAGTTAATGAAAACTCGTAGTAGTTCAGGAGTAGGACAAAAAGTTGATCTTGAGTTCAATATTGAAAGCCTACGTATCACTGACCCTGGCGAAGATGCACAAAGTGAAAATGGTGGCCAGGGCTTCCGTACTAGCAATCAGATTATGGATCAAATCAAAACTACAGCTTCAACAAGCAGCCCTATGATTGCAGCTAAACCTAAACCGGGGTATGAAATGGATAAACCTGTACAAGCCAGTGTTGACAGTACAAAACTCAAGCAAATGCTTGCAAGTCTAAAAACTAAAACCGAATAATTAAAATATTTTTAATTCTGGCATATAATCATTAATATTAATTTTTTTTAATAGATCTTGTCTCTGAACTTCTTGAATAAATTGAGTATAAAGCATATCAGAATACGTTCCGCTGTTTAAAAATTCTTTAATACTATTGACGTGAGTTAAGTTATTTTCTAATATTTTTGTTTTTTGTTTTTCATTTAGATTGCCAGGGTTCAAATATAATGGAGAACTAACCAGAATATGATTGTGCGGGATACATTGTTCTTTGAACCAATTGACTGTTTCGGAGTAATAAAATAAATTTAAATTACTGATAGTATAACTGGCACTAATGTTTATACCAAGATCTTGAAATAATTTAATATTTGAAAGTAGATTATCCCATTGTAAAGGAAATCGCATGTATTCAAATCTTGATTCTATACCGTCGATACTCAAACAAATGTTTAAATTTTTAAATTTTGATAAAATGTTAATTTGGTCATCAGTAAGAGGTACTGATCCGTTTGTAACAAATGATATAAAACAACTATTATTATTGTGATTAAGTAGTTCGTTTAAAATCTCAAAATTAGTTTTTTCGTACAACGGTTCTCCGCCAACAAAAGACAACATAGTAATATTGGCATAATCAAAATCTAATTGTGATTTGTTTATTTTTGTTAAAGGAATTTGTTTTTTTTCTAATGCGTTCCAGGCAGTGCTATTTGTAGGTCCGCAGGTAAAACAAGTGCTGTTACACAGATTTGATGTATATATTTTAATTATTTTCTTGCTAAATTTCTGTTCAGTGCAATTTTTTTCAATAATGTTAATATCTGTGTCACTATAAAAATCAAATGATTTATTTTTAATTTGACGATCACTTTCGTGCCCAATGTCCTCCAGTCTCCAACATTTTTTACAAGCTTCTGGCCTCTTTTTTTTGAGCATTTCCTCTCTAACAGATTCGATTGTTTGTTTAGACAAATCAAGTAAGCAACATGGAGTGAATTCTTCCTGATGGCGGTATTCTGCTCCAAAAAAAGGCAAAACACAAAAATAATCATTCATCATTTATTTAACTAACTTTTTTGTTAACTAATTTGAAAAAATAAGTCCACTAAATATAACACAATAAAACTCAGAACAAAATGAAATGTATTGATTCGTTTAAGAATATTAATATAGAGATTCGGGATAATAATCTAAGAATATCCCCGTGCTGTATATCACCAACAAAAATAGTTAACACCATAGATATCAATGATGCTTACTTAGATAAAATTAGAAAAATTTGGTTACAAAATGAGTTTCCTTCTGAGTGTTCTGAATGTAACAAAACAGAACAAAATAATTTACCTAGTAGGCGTATGGGAAGCAATCAATGGTATAAAGATAATGGATACGACAATCTAGACACAGAGTTAATTAGAATTGATTATTGGACCGGAGACACTTGTAACCTGGCTTGTGTAATTTGCGGCCCGCATAACAGCAGTGCGTGGAAGCAAGAATTGGAAATAAAAAATAAACCTCAGGTAGTTAATAAATTTTGGACAAATATTGATATTAGTAAATTAAAATTTATACATTTTAATGGGGGAGAACCTTTACTAAGTAAGGAGCATGTTGAATTTCTAAAAGCAATAGAACAAAAACACGAAGTGCAAATAAACTACAATACAAATGGTACAATAATACCTAATCAAGAGTTATTAGATCTGTGGGCTCAATTTAAATTGGTTCTGTTAGATTTTAGTATTGATGATATTGGCGAGAGATTCGAGTACCAAAGATATCCAGCCAATTGGGAATCTGTTAGTTCCAATTTAAAGTGGTACGTTGACAATTGCCCAGTAAATTGCATGTTTGCAGTTAATACTACAGTTGGAGTGTTAAATTATTTCAACTTAGAAAATATTAATGCCTGGCTCAAATCAAATTTCCACTCCAATAGAGTAACAGACCCTATCGAACACAGACAACAAGCTGCAACTGGATTATTTTCCTTAGAAGGTGCTAATTTGCGCTTGCCTCAAATAATAGAATTTTTAAACCAGTGCGATAGTCGCAGAAAAACCAACTGGATACGGACGTTTCCGGAGCTAGCTAATTTCATAAATACCCAATAACGGAGTAGACTTTGCAAAAACGTACTCGTAGTATCCTTGATGAACTTGCTCATATGCCTGTTAGTAAAGACAGGGAAAATTTAGTGGAAAGTCGTGCTGGCCACGTTATCCAAGGTGCTATCAATTTACTTAACTATATCAAAGAAAACTATACCGTAGAGCAAGCCGATGAGCTTGAACGCAGATTATTAAACAGTATAAGATCGCAAGATCCTAACAAGTTTAGCCGAGGCATCAGACGTTTCAGGAATGATAGTTGATGCTACTTGAGTTTATAACATATATAGAAGAAGCAATCACTGGCCGCACACCGCATCCAGAAGATGCTATCTTTAACGGCAGCTCTGCAGCTCAACAACAAATACAAAGTTTGAAGGCAGTGATAGCCAACCCAGCTAATCTTACAATAAAATGGGACGGATATCCTGCTATCATATTTGGTAGAATGCCAGATGGTAGATTGGGCATGGCAGACAAATATATGTTCGATCGCGGTGTGCTTGTAACCAGTCCCGAAGAATGGCAGCAATACGATGCACAAAAGGCATCAGGTGGTTTACGTGGTAGTTTATACGACGCAGCAGCAGCATTATGGCCAGGGCTCGATCAAGCGGTTACAGGTCCTGGTTTTTTCTGGGCAGATTTAATGTATGCTGGTGCATTGCAACCACAAAAAGGCGTGTATGCGTTTAAACCAAATTTGGTAGAATATCAAGTTGACGTAAATAGTCCATTGGGTAAAATTATAGGACAAAGCGTTGGTGGTGTAGTTGTTCATCAATACTTTAAAGAGATAGGTGCAGAACCAGTGCAATGGAATGGCCAAGGTTTGCGTAATGTGCCTGGCGGTGTGGCAATCATAAATCCAACTGCTGGAAATAAATTTAGTTTAAAAACGCCAGTACAACTAGAAAGAGCTGCTACCACCGCGGTTGAAAAGTATGGAGCAGCAGTTGATGAATTGATGTCTCAGCTGCCACAGACTGTACGAGATAAAATTAAAACATATTTTAATAAACGCATTACCGGACAAACCAATCAAGAATTGCACGATTGGTTGCAAAATCAAATTAGCGCAAAACAATACAATATCCTGGTAGGTCCTGAATACAACGGTATATTGTTTGGGCAGAACAAACAAGGCGAAATTGTAGAAAGTTTGGGCTATAGCGGACTCAAAGCTATTTGGAATAGCATTTATGCCTATAAACAAAACCTAGCTCAACAATTAGCAGCACAGGTTACCGGGATAAAAGAATATGTAAATGGACAGCCGGCTGGTGAAGGCTTTATATTTCCAACTGCGTCTGGACTTGTAAAAATAGTTGACAGACAAGTGTTTAGTGCAGCTAATTTCGCTAAAATGGGCTAATTGGTATAAATATTGATATGCGATAACACGCAAATATTTAAGGAGAAATAAAATGCCAATCGGAGTCACAAGAGTACACGGTAGTACAGCCGGTGTAAACAACGTAGGATCAGGTCAGAGTTTTGCTAATGCAGCAATTATTAACACTGGTATTGCATCGCCTATCACAGCATACAAAATCACCACACTAGGGGTAACTGCTAACTTAGCAGCTGAACTAGATGACCCAAGTGGTGCTGGGGTAGTTGGCGCAGTTGAAACACTAATGAAAGTAATTTCAACCAATGCTTCAGTTCTAGCATATCAAGTTGACAGTTCAGGATCAACTGCTCAATTGAGCGTAATAGTTGAGCGTAGTTCATGGAGTGATTCAGATCTACAAGTATCTATTCGTGCATTGGGTGGTAATATTGGTTCACGCGGTAATGTATTCCCTGCACTAGCAGCAGTTACATCAACTGGCGGTATTAAACTAGCTTAATTTAATTAAGCACAAAAAAGCAGACTTCGGTCTGCTTTTTTTATGACCGCCATAAATATTAACATGCGGTAACGCAAACTATTAAGGAGAAATAAAATGGCAATTGGATTAGATCGTAGTGCAGGTTATTTTTATGCAGGCACAACTGGAACTTTAATTGTTCCTGGTCAAAGTGTTAAACTTTATGTTATTGATGCTGGTGTTAACTTGTCAGCTGAAGATGACGCAGCTAACGAAGCTTATGAAGCAATTATTCAAGCTTTCCCACCAGTACTAGCATACTTTGCTCATGCAACTAGCGGTATTATAAGTATCATCTGTGATGGTGTAAATGCACCAGCTGCAAGTGCCTTACAAACAGCACTACAGGCTATTGGTACCAAGAAAGGTTCAGTCAACCTAGGTAGTGCGACTGTAACTGATGGTACTAGCTTTGTAGTATCGTAATTAATTTTTGGTGCAACAAAAAGCAGACTTAGGTCTGCTTTTTTTATGACTATAAATATCTGTATGCATTTTTATACCTGCGCTACTTTAGTTGATATAACTGCCACTGGTGTTATAAGACACACAGCGGATAAGGAGTTAGAACGTAATCAACAAAGAAACTGGGAAACTGTTTTACAGTGCATTGGCTTAAAAGCTCAACCCCAACTTATCGACGGTCCCTATAGAAAAGAGTTAGAAATCGACGAGGGAACTGTTTTTGGAGATATATTTTTCAATACCAAACATCTAGTATGGATATTTTCTTTTGGCGTTGAGGCATCCGATGTATTTACTTACAACAACGACCCAGTTGGGCATTTAGATCAAGATTTTGCTCAAGTACCAATTATTTGCGGATTACAAGAAACAGCTCGATTTATACTTCCTATTTTTTATCCTTATGGATCAATTAAAAACATATGTTTTATGGCTGGAAGACTGAGTCTATAAATATATTGGATTCACTGGCGCAATTTAGGCTCAAACTCATGGCATATTTAGGCATTAATTCAGAACCCTTTATTTTTCACGAAAGAATAATAAGAAAATGGCCATTAGCGAAAGAACAGACCTTGGAGCGCACGTGGATTTATGCGCTGAAAGGTACCGTGCGTTGGAACAGAAATTAGATAATCTGGAAGAACGTATGGACAAACTGGAAGAACATATTATTGTCATACGAACAACACTTATGGCACAAAGCCATGTTACATCTCAAAACAAGGATACCAGTGCCACCGAAAAAGCTCAGGGCACAATTATAACTATCGGCACAGCATTTGGAGTAGCACTACTCACTGGTTTAATAACAACCATTGTTCATTTTATAATGAAATAAAAAATGAAAATAGTAGAACTGTTAAATAAAATATCAATATCGTTAACTAATGAAGAATCAGATTTACTGGGAAAATTTAGTACAAGCGACAAAATAAAAAAAAGAGAATTAACTGAACGAGAAAAAATTGTAGCAAATAGTTTAGTAAACAAAGACGTCCTAACTAGATTTAAACATGAAGGCAAAATCACATTCAAGAAAAAAATTAAGTAAAAACGAAAACCGATTAGTTAACCATGCTGCTAACTACATAATTAATTGGACTAAAAAAGAACTTAAAAAATTTGTAAATCAACCCGTAGTGATCCAAATTGGAGACTACGGGTTTTATGTAGGAAAATATACAGTTACAGGAAAGTCCAGGAAAAGTTGGCAAGTACACAGCAACGATCAGCTAATCCACGATTTTACGTCAAAAACAAACGCTATTCTGTACTGTTTATGTGAGACTACCAACAGCTACAGTTCAGCCAAAGAACTACTAGATTTAGATAGCAAAATTGGTAGATTAG